CGCGGCTACCGCAGCCCAGTCGGACGCTGCGGCAAGAGAGGCTGCGGTCACTAAGCGGGAAGAAGACCTCATCGTGGTGTCGCAACAGTTTGCTGCGGACTCTGCGGCTGAAGCAAAGCGACTCGGCGCACTGGAAACCAAACTCACCAAAGCGCAGAAAACTCTTGAGACAGAGCAAGAGAAACTGCGCCTTGAAAAAGAAACGCTTGCGCGTGACCGGGATATTTTGGATGCTCGGATTAAGGCATTCCAAGATAAGGTCGCAGCACTAACTGTTTGATGTATCATTAACGGCACTAGCGCCGCCCGCTAGGGATTCTTCGGAATCACAATGGAAGAAAACGAAGTTGTAGCGGTGGAAACACCCGCGCCGGAACCGGAAGCCACGGCAGCACCGGAACCCGAAGTTATTGAAGCGCCGGAACAGCCTAAGACTTTTACGCAAGAAGAAGTCGATGCGCTGATTGGCAAGCGACTGGCCCGAGAACAGCGCAAATGGGAACGCGAGCGCGCACCTGCGCCTCAGATCGAAGCTCCACGCGACCTCCCGCCGCCTGAGCAGTTTGAGTCTGTCGAAGCGTATGCCGAAGCACTGGCAACGCGCAAAGCAGAGGAAATGCTCAATCGACGCGAAGCCGACAGACTTCAGTCTGAAATGCTGGAAGCGTTTCACGACCGTGAGGAAAAGGCCCGAGAGAAGTACGATGACTTTGAACAAGTCGCGTACAACCCGAACCTGAGAATCACGGAAGTGATGGCTCAAACGATCAAGGCTTCCGATGCTGGCCCCGATGTAGCCTACTACCTTGGGACTAACCCGAAAGAAGCAGATCGCATCTCCCGTTTGGCTCCGTTCCTTCAAGTGAAGGAGTTGGGAAAACTTGAGGCAAGGCTGGCCGATAACCCGCCCGTTAAACGTACTTCCTCCGCACCGGCACCTATTGCGCCGGTAACCGCTAGAACAACTGGTTCGCCTGCTTACGATACGACTGACCCGCGCTCCATCAAATCCATGTCCACTTCGGAATGGATCGAAGCAGAACGGGCACGGCAGATCAAAAAGCTGCAAGCCAAATCCCGATAAGGATTAGACCGTGGCAAATAGTATTCTTACCATTGACATGATTACGAGGAAAGCTCTCGAAATTCTTGAGAACAACCTTGTACTCACCCGCAACGTGAACCGTCAGTACGACGACAGCTTCGCTGTTGAAGGTGCCAAGATCGGTTCCACCCTGCGTATCCGTCTGCCCGACCGTGCGCTGGTGACTGATGGTGCCGCTCTGCAAGTGCAGGACGACAACGAGCAGTTCACCACCCTGACCGTTGCATCGCAAAAGCACATCGGCGTGAACTTCACGACCGCTGAACTGACGATGCAGTTGGACGACTTCGCTGAACGTGTTCTGAAGCCTCGCGTTTCGCAGCTTGCAGCCAGCATCGATGCTGACGTTGCCAACGCATACAAGAACATCTACGCATCTGTTGGTAGCCCCGGCACCACCCCCGGCACTTCGCAAGTTCTGCTGCAAGCCCAGCAGAAACTGAACGAAGCCGCTGCCGTGATGTCGCCGCGCTACGCCACCGTCAACCCCGCCGCTAACGCTGCGCTGGTTGAAGGCATGAAGGGTTTCTTCAACCCCACCGACACCATCAGCCGTCAGTTCAAGAACGGCATGATGGGCACTGGCGTGTTGGGCTACGAAGAAATCAACATGTCGCAGTCGATTAAGCAGCACACCACGGGTGACTGGGGCACGGGCATCACCGTCACCAGCACTGTCACCACCCAAGGCGCGACCACGCTGGGCATCAGCTTCACCGGCACGGGCAAGACTTGGAACGTGGGCGATGTGTTCACCATCAACGGCGTGTTCGCGGTCAACCCGCAGACCCGTGAGTCCACCGGCTCGCTGCAACAGTTCGTTGTGACTGCCGCTGCAACCGGCACTTCGACTGCCACCCTGTCGATCAGCCCTGCGATCTTCACTCCGACCAATGCACTGGCTACGGTCAGCGCATTCCCGGCAGCGACCGCTACGGTCACCATGCTCGGCTCGGCAATCACTCAGTACCCGCAGAACCTTGTGTACCACAAGGACGCGATCACCTTCGCTACTGCTGACCTGCTGATGCCTCAAGGTGTGGACATGGCCTCGCGTCAGACCCACAACGGCATCTCGATGCGTATTGTTCGCCAGTACGACATCAACAACGACCGTCTGCCTTGCAGGATTGACGTTCTGTACGGTTACTCGACGATCCGTCCGCAGATGGCTTGCCGAGTGTGGGGGTGACCTATGTCCGGCGTACTTCTTGGTAATGTGGTCTTCATCTCAAACGTGACCGTCAACTACGACGCGAACGTCACTGTTACGAACACCACGCAGGAATCGACTGTCACTGTCCCCGGCGTTCGCCTTGGGGACTTCGTGACGGTCTGCAAGCCCTCGCACTCCACGGGTATTGGTATCGTCAACGCTCGCGTTAGCGCGGCCGATACCGTGGCGATCACTTACGGGAACTTCACCGCAGCCGCAGTGAATCCTCCCGCTGAAAACTATCTGTTCTGCATCATCCGTCCCGATACGGTGAGCGGTTCTGTTCAAGCATAAGGAGTAAATCATGCCCGGATTTCCTAACGGTGGCGGTGGCTACCAAGTCGGTGATGGCAACCTCACTGACGTTACGTTCTTCACGCAAGGCCCGCAAGCTGCCTACACCGCAGCCGCAGCCCCGCTGCTGGCGTCTGACCTCGCTGGTGGTCTGATTACCTACAACGCGGCAGGCGCAAACAACCTGCAACTGCCGACTGTAGCCAGCCTTGAGGCTGTTGCCTCTAGCGTCCCCAACAACGGCGCATTCGACTTCTCAGTCGCTGCGCTGGGCGCGGGTACTGGTACGATCACCACCAACACTGGCTGGACGCTGGTGGGGTCGATGGCAGTCGCCACTAACGTGTCGGGCCTGTTCCGTGCGCGTAAGACCGGCGACCTTGCTTGGACGCTGTATCGCCTTTCGTAAGACCAAGGGGGCTTCGGCCCCCTTCTTCAGTGGAGCTTAGACAATGACTACAGCCAGTGACCAAATCTATGGTGCGCTGCGGTTAATCGGTCAGCTTGCTGAAGGTGAGTCACCATCGGCAGCAACTGCCAATGATGCGCTGGCTGCACTGAATCAGATGATCGATTCGTGGAACACAGAGCGTCTGATGATTTACTCCACGCAAAGCCAAATCTTCACATGGCCTGCGGGGCAGATCAGTCGAACGCTCGGCCCCGGAGGCGACTTCGACGGTAATCGTCCTGTGACGCTGGATGACTCGACGTATTTCCGCGATCCGGGCACCAATGTCTCCTACGGCATCAAGATCATCAATCAACAGCAGTACGACGGTATTGCTGTCAAGACGGTCACCAGCACATATCCGCAAGTGATATGGCTGAACATGGATATGCCGTACATCAACATGTACGTCTATCCGGTGCCCCTCCGAGACTTGGAATGGCACTTTGTCTCCCCGTATGAGTTGACTCAACCGGCCAACATGTCCACAACGCTGGTGTTCCCGCCGGGATACATGCGCGCTTTCAGATACAACCTCGCATGTGAGCTTGCGCCTGAGTTTGGTGTTGAGCCTCCACCGCAGGTGCAGCGCATTGCGATGGTATCGAAGCGCAATCTGAAGAGAATCAACAACGGTCTTGATCTCATGTCGATGCCGTACAGCATTGTCAGTACGCGGCAAAGGTTCAACGTCTACGCCGGGAACTACTGATGAAGACGCCCATCCTTGGGGCAAGCTATGTGGCTCGCAGCGTCAATGCTGCGGACAACCGCATGGTCAACTTGTTCCCGGAAGCGATTCCCGAAGGTGGAAAAGAAGCAGGGTTTTTGACCCGCGCCCCCGGCTTGCGCCGTCTTGTGACAATCGGCACGGGGCCAATTCGCGGCATGTGGTATCACGACAATTTTTTGTACGTTGTGTCGGGCACTCAGCTTTATAAAGTTGCGCCGGGGTATGCAAATGTACCTTTGGGAACAGTGTTAGGCACTGGCCCCGTCAGCATGGTGGACAACGGCACACAAATTTTTATCGCTGCGGGGGCTGTTGGCTACATTTACAACACATCAACCGACAGTTTTAGCGAAATTACTGACCCGGACTTTCCCGGCGCTACTCAAGTCGGATTCTTAGACGGCTATTTTGTCTTTATCGAACCCAACTCTCAAAACTTTTGGGTAACAAGCCTGCTTGACGGTACAAGCATCGACCCGCTAGATTTTGCCAGCGCGGAAGGCTCGCCCGACAACTTGGTCGGCATGATTGTTGACCACCGCGAAGTGTGGCTGTTTGGGCAAAACTCGGTTGAGGTTTGGTACAACGCTGGCGACGCGGATTTTCCGTTAGCCCGCATCCAAGGCGCGTTTAACGAAATCGGTTGCGCCGCGCCATTTTCGATTGCCAAGATGGACAACAGTCTGTTTTGGCTTGGCGCAGATGTGCGCGGTCGAGGAGTAGTGTACCGCGCTAATGGCTACTCGGGGCAACGTGCCAGCACACACGCTGTTGAATGGCAAATTCAACAGTACGGCAACATCTCAGATGCTATTGGCTACACCTACCAACAGGACGGCCATTCCTTCTACGTTTTGACCTTTCCGTCTGCAAACGCAACGTGGGTGCTTGACCTTGCGACAAATAGTTGGCATGAACGTGCGGCTTACAACGGAGCGACTGGTCAGTTCCTTCGCCACCGTAGTAACTGTCAGGCTACGTTTAACAACGAAGTAGTGGTCGGGGATTACGACAACGGCAATCTTTACGCATTTGACCTCAACGTATACGCGGATGATGGTCAAACTCAGCGGTGGTTGCGCTCATGGCGAGCCATACCTACCGGCGATAACGATCTAAAGCGCACCGCGCATCATTCGCTTCAGCTTGACTGCGAGGCTGGCGTCGGCATTGGTACTGATGCGGTGTATATTGAACTGCTGGCTGAAACCGGCGATGTTTTGCTGACCGAATCGGGCCTAGATATTCTCATAGCTGATGAGCCTGCCGTGCAAGGCACAAACGCAGAAGTCATGCTGCGGTGGTCAGATGACGGCGGGCACACTTGGTCAAACGAATATTGGCGTTCGATGGGCAAGATTGGGCAATACGGATATCGGACGATATGGCGCAGGCTTGGCATGACGACCAAATTGCGGGATCGCGTCTACGAAATATCCGGCACCGATCCGGTAAAGATTGCCATCATGGGCGCGCATTTGGATGTGAGTCCGACTAATGGTTAGTCCCACAAGTCTTATCACCCCGCCGCGAGTCCCCATCGTTGACACTCGGACAGGGTTTGTTACGCGAGAGTGGTATCAGTTTTTTCTCACCTTGTTCCGACTGACCGGAAGCGGAACTAACACAACAACAATTGTTGACTTAGCTGTTGCCCCTGCCCCTGAAGTAAGCAACCAAGGCCCGCTGTCTCTTGCAGCGGAGGACACGCCGCTCCCCGGAAACGACTTGCAAGCGCAAATTTTTGCGCTTTCCGATCTTATCGATGGTATCGCCAGTTCCCCGCCGTTGCCGGAACTGCCAAGTCTGCACTACGCATCGTTCTCGGATACGACATCACAGTCGGCTGCGGCGATCAATACGGCATACGCGGTCACGCTGAACACTACAGACCTTGCCAAAGGCATTCGTCGAGGCACTCCTACATCCCGAGTCATCGTAAACGACCCCGGCGTTTACAACTTCCAGTTCTCCATTCAAGCGACCAGTACGGCTGTGACCGGCCATTACATGTATGTGTGGGCGCGAGTTAATGGTGTTAATGTCCCCAACTCTGCAACGCGAGTAGAATTTAGGGGAGCGGGCAACGATAAAGTGCTGGCTTGGAACTTCGTTTTGCGAATGGCTGCGGAAAGTTATTTCGAGCTAATGTGGAGCGTAGACGATACCCGCATCAGCATCACATCGTTGGCGACCATCCCCCCTGCCCCTGCCATTCCGTCCGTCATTCTTACAGTTTGTGAGGTCACGATATGACCATATCCCTGTCTTTGTTAGCCGGTAGCGGTTGGCAGTTCTTTGACAACAGCGGCGATGTGCTGACCGGGGGGCTGCTGTACAGCTATGCGGCTGGCTCGACGACACCGGCTACGACCTTCACCAGCGTCACTGGGCTGACCCCTAACAGCAACCCGATTGTGCTGGACGCAGCGGGGCGTGTGCCGTATCAGATTTGGCTCACTGACGGGGTTGGCTACAAGTTTCGGCTTGAGGACGCCAACGAGGTGCAGATCGGTACTTGGGACAACATCACCTCGCAGGATACCGGCTCGACAGGCCCGCCGGTTACGTCTGCGTCTGAAATTTCCTACACCGTTGCCGGTAGCGCCACTGAGCGCACCGTGCAGGCGAAGCTGCAAGAGTCGGTGAGCATCGCGGACTTCGGTGCTGTTGGTGATGGGGTAGCTGACGATACTGCGGCGGTTCAAGCCGCAATCAACTCCGGGGCCAAGTCAGTCTACTTCCCCGGCGGCACCTACCTGTGCGATCAAATCACGCTGGCAAGCAATCAGACGCTCTACGGTGATGGGGCTGCATCGGTCATCAAGTACAACTCAGGCGCGGCGCTTCTGTACGGTTTGTCACCATCGGGCGCGACGTACTTGGAAAACATCTGCATCCGCGATCTGAAGTTGCTCGGCATCGTTGCAACCAGCGGATTCTCGGAGTTCATCCACAACATCAACGTCAACGGGGTGCGTAACTTCGTTGTCGAGAACTGTCAGATTGTCGGGTTTCAGGGCGACGGCATCTACTTGGGCGCGTTTACCGACAACACCCGCCACAATGTCAACGTCCGCATCTCGGGTTGTGTCATCGACGGGGTGAACAAGGACAACCGCAACGGCGTGTCGGTGATCGACGGCACCAACGTCCGCATCGAAGGGAACACGTTTCAGAATATCACTCGGTCAAACATGCCGGGGCCAGTGGACATCGAGCCGAACAACGTCGCCAATGTGCTGCTGGACATCAGCGTTGTCGGGAACACGTTTCGCAACAGCGACGGTACTAACGGCATGGTGTCGGTGGTTATTGCGTCCACGCTGACAACCCCGCCGAGTGGCTTTGTCATCTCCAATAACACGATGGCAGGGGCAACCCAGTACGCGGTCAACCTGCGTATCTTCAACGACTACGCCACCCCGCAGAACTTTGTCATTGCCAACAATACCTCGACTTGCCCCGGTTTCATTCGCTGCTACCCCTTCGTTCGCGGGATGATTGTCTCGGGCAACACGGTGTACTTCACGACTAGGGAATCGCTGATCGGGTTTGTGTCGGGCGACAAGCAGTACGATGTCAGCATCACCGGCAACACGTTTGTCGGCACCAATGCTCGCCGCGCCATGACCATCCGCGATGGCTCGCGGATCACCGTGATGAATAACGTGTTCACCAACTGCTTGGACTACGGAGTGCTGTGCGGCGATACCACCGCCGCGCTGTCGTATGTTTCCTTCATCGGCAACGTGTTCAACAACATCACGGGCGCGGCGCAATCGGTAGGAACTACCGCTGCCGCCAGCATCAACGGTAAAACTTGCGTGTACCTCAGTAACACCCACGCCGGTACGCATTCGTTCCCGGCGTGGAGAACCGATGTCACCGGCAACATCGGCAACGGCACTACAGCGTCCACGTTCAACACCGCAACGCTGCCGCAAGACTTCCCGTATGGTGAGTACACCGCGACAATCAACGGCGACACAGGCGCGCCTGCGGGTACTGGTGGCTTTCAAGGTTTGCTGATTACAACCAAGGCATCCAGCCTTGCTGAGAAATATTGGTATCAGACTTATTGGCCTGCACAGAACGCATTGAAGCTGGGCAGTTTCTTCATCCGTCAGGCGTCCGGTACGAATACTTGGAATGCTTGGGTCGAACAAACCCCGTAAGGATTAGCCATGACCGTCACCGTCAAAGTCCTTGTCGCCCCGAAAACTGTTGAGTCAACACAGACGACGCAGTACACCGCGACCAACGTCACCACCATCATCGACAAGTTCACGGCTACGAACTACAGCGCCGCTGTTGCTTCGTTAAGCGTCAACCTAGTCACGTTTGCAGACACCGCAGGTAATCAGAACTTGATTACTAAGACCAAGGTTTTGCAACCGGCAGAGGTCTACACGTTCCCCGAACTGGTCGGACAAGTGCTGTCCAACTCCAGTTTCATCTCGACGATTGCCAGCGCAGCCGGTTCTATCAACATGCGAGTGAGCGGGAGGGAGATTACATGAGCGGCGTAAAGATTTCCAATCTTCCGGCAGGCATCGTCCCAATAACGGGGACGGAGCTTGTGCCCGTTGTTCAATCGGGCGTAACCGTTAAGATTCCCGCGTCCGCATTCGGTGGCGGCGGCGGCGGCGGCGCGCCCGCTACGTTTTTTACCACTCCGGGTTCGCACACCTACACCCCCTCAGCATCCGCAAGGTTTCTGTATGTCGTGCTAGTTGGCGGCGGTGGCGGCGGTGGCGGTGGATACGGAGGCGTTGCAGACACCGCAAGCGGTGGCGGCGGGGGTAGTGGAGGTCAAGCAATCGAGTTTTGGCTGTCCAACAGCCCGCCGCTGCCGGAAATGATTATATCGGTAGCTTACGGTGGGAACGGTGGGCTTCCTAACGAACAAGGCGGCTCGAATGAAGATGGCACGAAACTGACCATCCCCAGCATTGCAATCTTTAACGCAGGCTCCGGCTTTGGCGGGCAAGCAGGGCAAGCATTCGCCGCTTCTTACGGTGGTCAGCCAGCGGTTTGGCCTGACCAATACGGAGCAGCAGGCCAGTCAACCTCCACCGGAATCTCGGTGTTCAACGGCGGAAGCGGAGGTGGAGGCGGTGCGCTGTTTTTAGTTGCCGCTCCGTTTGGCGGCGGCTATTACGTTCAGGCCGCTTCGGGCGGCGGCAACAACATCAAACAGCCTGCTGGCGGGGGCGGTGGCGGCGGCTACAACCTGCCCGGTTCTGCGCCATACGGTGTTGGTGGGTCATCCCCCGCATTCAATCTGTTTGCCGATTCGTTAGGTGGAAACGGATCGGATTCCAATCTAGCTGACGCGGCAGATGCGTGGGTAAGCTGGCCTCCAATTAACGTGGTGCTGCCGGGTCTTGGTGGCGGCGGTGGCGGCGGAACGACTCTTAACTTCCCCGGAGGCAACGGGGGCGCAGGCTTATACGGTGGTGGCGGTGGCGGTGGCGGCGCGTTTGGGTCAGCCGGTGGGTTCACGCATAGCGCGGGTTCCGGCGGCGCTGGCGGCGACGGATTCGCGGTGATCTATGAGTTTTGATCTTGCCGAAGTAGGCACCGC